TCAGGCGCTTATACTCTGAGTAGTTTAGCCCCGAGTACTGTAGGCTATCGATGATGACAAAGTCGGGGCTTCGTTGCTTCCCGAGGCGGGCGCTCAGCT